ATGTAGACGCTGTGACATCGCAGCGGGCCGCTCCCAATGCGATCCGACCGTGGAAATCTCCTTCTACCGGGAAACTCCAAGATGCGTTCTTCAAGGAAGCCGAAGTACAGATACCCGAGACGCTTTTCAAACTACTGGAATTTCTACGTGGGCAACTCCCTGAATTTCTGCTCGCTGCTCTACCTTCGCTCCAAGGCGGCGAGATGTCCGACAACAAAACAGCGAGCGGGTATGCACAGGCGAACGCCCAGGCGAAGGGGCAACTTTCAATAATCTGGGCGCGTATGCAGCGCATGTTCGCGCGCATCCGGTATCAGTCCGTGTTGGCTGCAAGTGAGGATGAAGCGCTATCCGGCACTGTGCAGATTCCCGGTATCGAAACGGGAGATACAATCAGCGTGGATCTGGATGCCCTCAAAAAAGGCAACTTCGGCTGTTACCCGGATGAAGATTCTGGATTCCCGGAGAGCACAGCACAGAAACGCGCGAACCTCGACAGTATGATCCAACTCGCCGGCCAATCTCCGATGGTCGCACAGTTACTCGACAACCCAGACAACATCGAAGAGTTTGCAGAATTGAAGGGATTCCCTGGCTTGGTGCTTGTCGCGGCAGAAGCTCGCACGAAGCAACTATTCGAGATCCAGCAAATGCTGGAGGAAGCGCCTATTCCTCCAGATCCGGCGATGGTCGAGGAAGCGATGACGATGCACGCCGCGGCTTCTATTTCGGCACGCCACACCGGACAGCCGGAACCACCGGCTCCCGATCCACAGGCGATGTTGAAGCCCAGTGTCCCAGTGGACGAACTAGACTTCCATCAATTCGAGTTTGCCAAGTGCCAAGAGTGGCTTTCCAGTTCCGACCGTAGAGATCAGGATCGGCGCGGAAACCAGCAGGGAGTCGCAAACGTGCGGCTACATGCGCTGGCGCACAAGGCAATGCTGTTGCAACAAATGGCACAACAAGCGGCAGCGACAGCGCCTCCACCAGCACAGACGCCGCACAAGGGCAAAGCGCCCGAAGCAAAGCCGCAACCAACCGCGCCAGCACAGGCAGGAGCACAGGCAGCATGATAAACAGCGAGTTTCTACTAGAGTACAATCTCCCATTGGGATATCGGTGGCTAACTATCTCCGGGCAAATTCTGTTTCCATATTACGGCTGTTCTGGTGGTGTAACTCCATCCGCATGTAGTTTCATCGTCAGAAATATGCTGAAAGGATTTGACGGAGATCTCGGAATCGACGTTATCCACAGTGATACAAACGGCCAATGGGCGTCTCTTAGGTTCTTGTATACTGACAGCCGAGAAGAAATAATTCGCAAGATTGATTTAACTGTACAAAGATTAGAGGAACTTGAATCATGGCAGACGATTTCGCAACAGTAGAAGCGCCGGAACTTGAAGTAGGCGGCGAAACGACGGAAACAGTCGATACGGGAGCCGACGTAACGGCTGAGCCCGAAACTGCCGAAACGACAACCGAAACGGATGCGGAGGTTCAACCCGGCCAGTTACGCCCCGTGGAGAATGGGCGCCTGTCTCCCGCAGCGAAGGCCGCACTCGATCAGGTGAAGGCGACCGACCCGAAGTTGGCGGCATCGTTCCAAAAGGCGTTGTTTCTCGCCGACCGGGTGGCGAGAGAGCTTCCCGGTGGCTTCAAGGAAGTCCAGCAACTCAAACAGACTATCGAACAACTGGGCGGCGAGCAGGGCATTCAGGAGTTCCAGCAGGAGCTTGGCGGGTGGCGAGACTTTGATGAGCAGTTCACCGCCGGGGACCCAAAGGTGCTGGAGTTTCTGACTGGCACGCCCGAGGCGAAGGATGCTTTTCTGAAGATTGCGCCGCTGGCCTTCGACAGATTCGCCAAGATCCACCCAGACGGCTACAACTCGTACATTTCGCAGGTATTTCTGTCAGACATGGTAGCGGAACAACTACCATTGGCCTTGGAGCGCATGAAGGACTTCATCGGCGAGAATCCAAAGGCGCTGGAAGCATGGAACAAAGTCGCGGGTTACTTCAATCGCATCTCGGAACTGGCGAAGAAGCCGACGTCGGCCCCGGCGAGCGTCGCTCCGGTAGCGGATGATGGACGCGTCAAGGAATTTGAAACGCGCGATCAGAACCTTCGCAAACAGGAATGGAAGGCCGAAACCGACAAGCAACACGCTCAGATTTTCAACCAGGCATGGACAAAGTTCAAGACATCCATTCCACCCAAGCAGGAAGCTCTGGTTCGGCGGCTCTACGGTTTCCATCTGAACGAACTTCTGACGAACAAGAAGGACTTCACAACCAACCTTTCCCGGTTCTTCCAGGCCAAGCAGAAGGACGGTTTCCTTCGGACACACGAAGCGGCTTACAAGGAAGCCGTTCCGCTTGCGATCCGGCGGGCAATGGCGGAAGCTGGAATCGGCCCTGCTAAGACCCCTGTCGCTGTTGCCAGACCGGGCCAAGTTCCGACAGCGAAACCCGCGCCGACCGGCTGGACCCGCGTGAATCAAAAGCCCACCTACGATCAGTACGACAAGCGGCTGACGACCGCTGATATGGTCGCACGCAAGCAAGCCATCCTGAAGGACGGTAAGCGCGTAACATGGGCCTGAAGTGGAAGACCTGATTTCCTACTTCTCGATAGCGAACCCCGGCAAAAAGCCATCTAAGGGCGTACTCCAGCCTAAGCAAACGCGCTGCCTAAACTATCTGAAGGCGACTGGGGGCGACGTACCGACAATCATTGGCCTTGGCGGTTCGCGTGGTTCAGCGAAAAGCAAGGCACTCCGCGATTGCGCGATTCTGCTGGCGACGGAGTACCCTAAGATTCCCATCTATATCGTGCGCCGAGTCTTGGGCGATCTGCTCGAAAACCACATGGAAAAAATCGCTCTGGAATGGCCTCAGATCGATAAACTCTACAGGACCGGCGACTACGAGTACTCCTTGCCAAACGGCAGCCGCATTGCCTTCGTGTACGCCGAAAACTCCATTGACGTGAAGCGTGTCTCCTATGGACCAGAATGCGCTTTCCTGCTGATCGACCAAGCGGAGCAGTTCAGCGAGGACGAACTGATTTCGTTCCGCCTCTGTAATCGCTGGCCGGGATCTCCCAAGGGATTCGCCAAGACGGGCCTATTCTTCAACGTCGGCGTGGACGATGGCAAAGGGCTGCCGGCGCTCGGAGCGGAATACCTCCGCCGCATCTTTCATCTGCACCATTACAAGCCGGAGGAAGACCCGAAGGCTTACGCCTTCATCCATACGTTCGGTTGGGACAACTTTGAGTGGTTCCGGGGCGAAATGGAGGAACTGACGCTAGAGCAGTTCTACTCGCTATCGAATGAGGAGCGGTTTTACCTCTACATTCACCATACGACGCACGGAAAGATGATGAATAGCCTGCCAGAGCATCGCCGCAAAGGCGAACTGCTAGGCAGCTTCGACACGTTTGCAGGGCAGTATTTTGGCGACGTATGGGGCGACCACTGCATTCTGAAGCCTGAACTGGTCAATTCCATCATCCAACCGTGGTGGACGCGCTGGATGGCTCAGGACTGGGGATTTGGCGATCACGACGCCCACGGCTGGTTCGCTACCGGCAAACTCTCGCCGGAGGACTGGGTGAAGCACTTCGGTGGCTCTTGTGAATGGCCCGTGGATGTGGTGATTATCTACCGCGAACTCATCACCGTGGGCCGCGCCGAAATGGATCTCATCAACGATATCGTGAGCATGACTCCAGAGGCAGAGCGCCGGTATATCAGTGATTTTTTTCTGTCCCAGGATGCGCCGGGCCAGAAATCTAAGCAGCGGGGCTCTAATACGGTTGGCGAAGCGTTCAATAGTGTGTTGAAACGAAACAAGATGTGCCCGTTCAGCACTGCGGACCAAGACCGGATTAACGGTTGGCGCTTTATGTATAACTGCCTCCGTCAAGCAGGATTACGTGGATGTAACGTGGACAAAGAACGGGCCAAGCAAGGACCAGCCCTGTTTGTGAGCGCGAATTGCCCGCAGACGATAGAAAACATTCCCCTTGCTGTGCGTGATCCAGACAATCAAAACGATGTGATGCGGATGGCTGGCGTGCTCTGGGAAGACGTGAACGATATGGCCCGCTATGGGCTGAAATCCAAACTCTCGCCCAAATCGCAGCCGCCGCTTGAAGTGCGTCGCCAGAAGGTGTACGATTCAGTTGAAGATCCCACGCAGCGCCATCTGGCAATGCTGAAGTTCAAAGACGAAGAGGTCAAGCGGAGCCGGGTTTTCCGATTCCCGAGCTGGAGGAGCTGATGCCGATGCAAAAAGAGATTTTTGTTTCACGTGAAACAGATTCGTGTTAGAATCAACACGAAGTACCGGGAAACCACTGGAGAGCGGCACTCCTCAACGCAGCGTGGCGAAACGGAGCATCACCGTACCACCAGCACACGCCTAAACGCTGGGCAGCGTCCAGCCCGCCTATTACGGGCGAAAGGGCAGGCAGCACTGGAAATTCAATTTTCAGGAGCTTCCAATGCCCATTGGTTCAGTCTCCCAGAATATCGCCTCCCAGGCAGAACATCTTCGCGACACGCTCGAAGAACTGGTTCTCCTGCAAAGCGTTCTCTGGAAACGAATTAGCAAAAGCACGGACATCACCAGCATCTCGAATCGTCCGGCGCGCATCCCCTTTAACGTCCTGACCGGCGGTATCTTCCGCACAGGATCAAACCTCTTCGACAACTCGGATCTCGGTCGCGGCTCTGCGCCGACCCAGGTCTACGGTAACCTGAGCGCCGTTTCCTTCTTGCAAGCCTCGGAGTACACAGCCCTATCCGAATACGCTACCGACAGCACTGAAAAGGCCGTGGAAAACT